AGCCTCAAAAAAAAAAGCCCCGACCTACTCCTCGGGAGCGAAGCTTTATGGCCCAGATAACAGACTTCGAGAGATTTTTAGAATCTGAATATTTAAAAGCCGAGAAGATTGTAGAGAGGGCGGAGGATAAATATCGCCGGACTCTTATTGCTATTTACGAGGCTGCTGACACCGAGAGGATTGATGGTGTGCAGGTTTTGGCAAATACGAAAGCAAACCTCAAGAGGGTGAAAGAAGCCGAGAAGATCATCGATACGATCACCGAGAAGCTGCTTACTGACAAGCTGATAGATAGTCCTTTTCAGAAGAATCTATTCGACAAAACAAGGAAGATGGCTTTGGCAAACTTGAAGGCCGACAGAAAGCTTTTGCAGGAAGTTGAAGTGAATGAGGCTATGTTCAATAGTTTTGTGGCTGGCTATATTTCGAATGTGAAAGGCGTGATCTTCAATGATCCGCGCAGAATCAAAGAGAATGTGGTTTTGAACTTCGGAAGCCAAACATCGATAGATCTCGCTGTAAGGCAGGCTGGACAGCTCAAGTTTAATCGTAATGTTTTGAGGCTATCTACGATCACTCATGCAAGATCCGCCTACACAGCTTTGCTTGTTGACGAAAACGCTAAATCTGGTTTTGTTTTTCACAAAGTTTTGGTTCCAAGAAATAAGATGAGGGATTTGAATCCGAGTGGTTCGACTGCTGCTGTTTTATTTGGAATCTTTACGATTGCTCAGTTGAATAAGCGGGCGAATGAAAATACTGATGGTAAAAATTCGAATGCTGCAAGAGGCTTAGGATTGCATCATGGATCGTTTGAGTATCTATATGCGATTGAATCTGATAGACTGGATGAAGAGATTGAAATTGCGAAAGAACAGAGGCGAGATTTTGCAGAACAAAATAATTGAGATATAATAACTGTTGACCGAAAAAAAGGGGTGGCGCGCCGTTAGATTGTTTCCTCGAGGACACTCTAGCGCCGGGTTTGAGTCACCCCTCGCCTGGCCTCCTATAGTATCCTCGGTGAAGCACTTTAATTCACCGCTCATGCTCGTTATAAAAGGCAAGAAGTTTAGCAGAATTAGTCTTCTGACAAAGATCGATCTTTCTGAGGGTTTTGATCCTAATCGGGAGGTGGAGATTTTGACGACTGCGAAACAATACGATGCTCGCTATGGCGAATTCCAGTTTAAAAGAAAAGATCTAGAAGAAGCTGCGAAGCATTTTAACGAGGATGTTGTGGGAACGGAAATTGCGGTAGATCATGATCATGGCACAAGAAGCGAAGGCGTGGCTCTTGGTTGGATAGTTCCTGGTTCGATGAGAGTCGGGCCGAGTACTAGGCTTCCAGGGGAATTTAGCTTGTATGCGAAACTCCACAAATTCACCCCGAAAGGCAAAGACTACGTGAAGACAGGGGCTTTGCGCTATTTCAGTGTAGAGATTGAGTTCAAGTTCGAGAAGATGATCAATGGTGCTAAAAAAATATTCAAGAATGTGATTCGTGGGTTAGCCTTAACAAATCGTCCAGTAATAAAGGACATGGCTCCCACTTTCTCTGAAAATCCTTCCTATATCTCTAACCCAACTAACATGAAGGAACTTTACATGCTGTTCGGTGGCTTAAAGGCTAAAGACAGTATCACAAAAGCGGAGTTCTCTGAATTCCAAAAATTAGGCGAAGAGGCTGTTGAGGCTGATGAGTCTAATAAAGAAGAAGTCGAAGAAATGTCTTCTGAATTAGAAGATAAAGTAGACGGCGAGGGTGATGGAGATGGCGACGGTGACGGAAGCGATGGAGGTGACGGCGGTGAGGGTGACGCTGATGCTAAACTTGCTGAACTTGCTGAAAACGCTGTCAAGAAAGCTCTATCTGAGGCTGGGAATAAGAAAACTTATTCTGAGGCTGACGTAAAAGCTATTGTTGCTTCTAGCGTAAAAGAGGCTTCCGCTTCTTCAATGAAGGCTCTTAACGAGATTATTGACAAGACTAGAGCGGCTGATTTTTCGGCTAAAGTAGATGCTCTTTGTCTATCAGAAGATCGCGCGATCGGCTTCAAGGCTGACGCGAAGAAAGGGCTTTCTGAGTTTGTTTGCAGTTTATCTGACGACCAGGCTAAGAAGTACTTCGAGCTTCACCAAAACATCATCGCTAAGGTTGATCTTGCTGAGCACGGAGCAGACGTGGCAGCAAAAGCTCTTTCTGAGGATGCTTACAAAGAGTTGAACGAGAAAGCGGCTAAATACGCTGAGGCTAACAAAGTTTCTGAGGCCGACGCGTTAAAAGCGGTTCTTAGTGAAGACGCTGAACTAGCTGACAGAATCCAGAAGCTAGAAGACGACCGATAGGCTGAATCTTTTTATTTACCCCTAACAATCAAAAATCATGACTAACGTAATGGGATTAACTGTGCGTGGTACATTCATTCAAGAAAATACTACGCTCACAAAATATAGGATTGCTAAGCACGGTACAGCTGACCAGGAGGTTGTAGCTGCTACTGATGCTTCTGCAATTCCAGTCGGTATTACTGACGAGTCGGCGAGTGGTGTCGCTGATGAAGAAGTAGGATTAATTCTCTTTGGCGTTGCCAAGTTGGTGATGCTTGCTGCTTCGACGAAAGGAAACGCTGTGACAGCTACTACGGCTGGTAAAGGCGCAACTACTACAAACGCGGGTGATCGTTGTGTGGGCTGGTTAATCGAATCTACGGCTTCGGCGAACCAAGTAGCTAAAGTGATGGTGAATCCATTCATCTTTGCAATAACTTAGATCTTTTATTTACTTTATTAACGCAAATAGCACATGATCAATAAAACAAATTTATTTGTATCGCCACTGCTTACGAACCACTCGTTGAAATACACGAATGACAACTATCTCTCTGAGAAGGTTTTCCCGATCGTGAAAGTGAAGAAAGATACAGGAAAAATTGCTACTTATGGGATGGATAATCTTAGGATTACGAATTCTATTCGTGCACAGGGCTCTAGTACAAACGAAGTGAATCACACGGTAAGCATCGGTGATCACTACGTCCTTCAAGAACATGCTTTAAAAGAGCTTGTGACTATCGAAGAAATGGAGAATGCGGACAAGCCAATTAGCCCAAAAATTGACGCTGTTGAGAACTTGATGGATCGCATGTGGGTGATCAAAGAGAAGGCTTTGGCTGACACTTTGAGCAATACATCTGTGATTACTCAAAACGAAACTCTTGCTGGTGGGGATCAGTGGGATGATTACGTGAACTCAAACCCAATCCAAAAAATCCAGACCGGTATTAACACTGTCCGCTCTGGAAGTGGTAAAAAAGCCAACACAATCATCTTCTCTTATGATGTTTGGGCTCAATTACTACATCACCCAGACTTTTTAGCTCGTGCAGAAGGGGCGACTATCGTGACTGCTGCCGTAGTTGAGAAGATCTTGATGTCTGCTTTCCCAGGCATTAAGAGAATCTGGGTTGGTGATGCTCAGCATAACTCTGGTGTTGAGGGTGGTACAGACACTTTGGCTGACATCTGGTCTAAGGTATGTATCATCGCTTATATCGAAGACAGGCCAACTCTTAAATCAAGAAGCTTAGGCTTTACTTACCAAACAAAAGCCTCAAGAGTAGTAGACGAATCTGGAATGAGAAACAACGGTGAAGCTTGGGATAGAAAGGGAACCTTCATCCGTGTGACAGACAAATACGACCAAGTATTAGTGGACGAGAAGTGCGCTTTCCTTTACAAGAACGCGATCAGCTAATCGTAATGGCTTGGGGTCGGCCATAATCGGCCCCAACTATTTATTTCACTAATCACTAAAGGACATGAAGAGATTTAGAACAGCGTTGATAGTTCCTTTATTGAGGGCTACTGGTAACTCTGAAACTCCAGACACAACCGCCGTAACTGTTATTGGAAAAGACAGTAGCGGTAATGTGACTGAGGCGAGAGGAACTACCGTGCCTACAAATACAGAAACAGGATTCGCAAAGGGGTGTGACTTCGTGGATACTGACGAGACGAATGGAACGCATTCGCTTTATGTCAATATCGGCGATGAAACTAGTTGTGAATTTGATCGAGTTGGTACGGTTGATAGTTCTGACATCGAAGCGGGCGCGCTAAGTGCTGATGCTACGGGTCGTGCGATCATGGCTACTGACTTCTTCAATACAGCGACTATTGCTGCAAAATTTGCCACTGGCGCATTTGACGAAACTAACGTCGATGATGTTTTTGCAGCGGGTGCGATCAATGGTAGCAAGATAAAAGATTCTACTGTTGGATCGGGCAAGCTTGTAAATCCACAGGCTTTTGACGCAGGCTCAGTAATGAGGAATGTGTTAAGAGTTGCGAATGATGTGGTTGAAGCTCAAACTGTGACTATCGGTTCAGATGTTTACGAAGTTGAAATCGTGAACACTGATTCGACCGATAACACTCAAGGAGGAGATTTCAACAATACAACAAATCCTCTTACTGTAACTGATTACACGACTAACTATCCTAACGCTTCTGCTTCTGTAGGAGATTTGATTAGGGTTGAGAACGAAATTATGCGTGTAACTGGAGTAGCCGGGGCTGATGTTACTTTGGCTCGTGGTGTCTCTGGAACTACGGTTGCAACTCATGCAGATGCTCTGGACATCTTTAATGGTGACGGAATCGCTGGTGGATCGACTGTTGCAGTTGGTCTCGTTGCGACTCTTACTCCAGCTGCATTTACGCCCGCTTTGGTTGACGATATTAACAACTCTGGCTCAGAAAGCGTAGTGGCTACAGAGCTCGCTTCTGGTGCTGAGATGTTACTCGAATCAGCTGACGCAGTTGGTGGCTCACCGGCTGCCAGCGCTACGGCGACTGCATGTAGCGAAACTCTCGCCGGCGCTAACAATGAGTGGGCGACTGCTACATTAGTTAGTGGTAAAGCTGCCGGAGTTCGTGAACTTGCAATGCTTGAGCACACAGTTGATGCAACCGAGGTTGCCTTGACTGCTGTTCGTATTCCATTGCCTTTCACTCCTTCCGCTTTCTTGGTGCAAGCCTATGATACGAATGGAGTATTTAAGGAAGATCTAACCGATCAAATCACTATCTCGTCCAATAGGATTGAGTACGATTTTAATGGAGCGACAAACTTGGCTGCGACCGATGTAGTCCGTGTGTTGGCTTGGGATTAAAGTCTAGGATAATGGCCCTGCCCTCCCAATAAATGAGGAAAAGGGCCATCTCTAAGATTTTAAATCTATAACCCAAAAAACATGTCTGATTCAAAGACTAAAAAGGCTGTGGAAGAAGCTAAAAAAGCTAAGGAGCCTGCAAAATCTGAAAAGGAATATCCAAACCCACAAAAAGCCCCTTCTCCAGAAGAGGAAAAAGAAAATTCTCCCCCGGATCGTGACTGGGAAAC